GCTCTGTCAGGTCCATGCATCAGACATGCGGGACAGTGCCCCTGAAAGTCTATTTTACCCTCAATGACGGTAGTGTCGCTAAAGCCACACATGGGGCATGGTTTCATTTCAGGTAGTTCAGTTTTCATAGCAATACCTCCCCACAGAGCACGCGAGCTGTCTCAGCCCCGCTGCCAGATGCCAGTGCATCCATCAATTTAATCATTTCATTCATAACTGTAGCCTCTCTTTTCGCATTCACTGAAAACTGACTCTGATTCATGCGGGATTCGCAACCCTGTCCTGGGATCTCCCCAGGCACCACATCGTCAATACATCCGTTGGTAACCCAAAATCATATAGGGTCAAAAAAGGAGGTTACCGCTGCTCTGATGCTTCGCCTCCCAGATCCACTGGTCGTCACCAGCTTCAAATCGTCTCCTGGAGGTAACCAAAATCATATAGGGGCAAAAAGGAGGGGGGGGGGATCGGTAGTCATCGGCCATATAAATCGACCAGATATTTGGTTTATTGCGGCTTTCATATCAATCCCTCTGAAAGAATGCGGAATGCCATTGCTGCACATTGCGGAACTTGTCCGTTTCCAATGGCTTTAATTCGGTCCACCCGATGGGCCAACCCATGAGCCACTCGACCCACGATGGGTTCAGTTGTGCTCCTGTGCATGCAATTTGATTTGTCAACCCCTGCTGTTTGCTGTTCGGCCCTCGCCCCTTCCACTCCGATTGAGTTGGTGTTGGCCACTTCTGCTGGGTCTGTGTGCCACCATAAGCTACCGCATTGGGGAGTTGGTCTAGCCTGCTCTTTCCGTCTTTCCTTGTTAGTCCTTCCGGTGCATTGGTTCCCTTGTAATCTCGGGTGCATGGTGTGGGCCAATACCCACATTCGGTCTCTTTTATGCGGCGCACCAACGTGCCAAGCTCCCAGCACTCCCCATCTCGCGTCATACCCCATCGAGGCCAGGTCTTTGAGGACGGTTGATAGTCCTCTGGTCCTAAGCAACGGGGAATTTTCAATAAACGCAAATCTAGGCCGAACCTCTCCAATAACTCTCGCCATTTCCGACCACAAGCCACTGCGTTCACCAGTGATTCCTGCCCCCTTCCCTGCTGCGCTGATGTCCTGGCAGGGAAATCCTCCGCAAACAATGTCAGCTGTCCCTCGCCACGGTCGTCCGTCAAATTCTTTGATGTCTCCAAAGATCGGGAACTCTGGCAGTATTCCGTCCCGCTGGCGTGCTCTGAGCACATCTTGACAGTATGGTTCGATTTCAACGGCAGCGACTGTGGTGTGACCGAGGAGCATCCCCCCGAGGATTCCCCCACCTGCTCCGGCAAATAAGTGTAATTCTCGCATTTCATTCTTTCTCGCGCCAGTAATACGGACCCGGCTCTGTTGGTAGTTTACTCATTCCAAAAGTCCCTCCCTAAGTCTCGGAAATCGACAACGGATTCCAAAATCATATAGGGTTTAAAAAAAAAGGGGGGGGGTGTTAAATGTCATGAGCCCCGCTGGGGACGGACCCCTCCCCACCACCCCCTTCCGCTGCTTTTCCACCTGGACTGAGCTGCTTCTGTTCTCCATCAACGACTTGAGCGTCCAGAACCACTGATTGGTCATCAGATGTTCGTGCCTGATCCACCTTCAATCGTTCGGCGTGAAGTGTTTGTAGTAAAGCAGATGGACCGTGAGCGTGGGTGTGATTCATTTGTCCATCCACCCTCTTCGTCTGAGCATATTCTTTCGGATGCACCCTTTCCAACAGGTCCAAAGCCAGCCTCGGACTCTTCTCCATTCCCTGGTAGATCACGTTAAGCAGCAGGTTTTTATTGATCGACTTTGCCCTGTCGCATGCGGTCTCGAAGTCAGCGTGTTTGCTTTTCCATTTGCTGAGTGTGCTCGGAGTGATGTGGACAAGCGCGGCAGCGTCTTCCTGAGTCATACCGATGGCGATCATTCTCAATATGGGCATGACAGACTCTCTGTTATATGTCTGATTGGATCTGACACCGTCCATGCTGGCATCGATGGCAGACTGAGGGCAGATAGCTGAGATTGCGTCCTGGTGAGGAGCGAGTGCCTTTGCCAGCCCACATGACTGCCCTGAATTGTTTTTGATTGAGATGGCGCGTTGGTCATCATTGATTCGTTTTCGGGTGAGTCCACCTTTCTCCCCCTTCCTCTTCATTGGTCTTTTCTCCATATTACCCCCTAGATCGCTTCAGAATCATGCCTGACGCATTTGCGTTGTTAAGTAGTGTCATCATACCATTCACAATAGATCCCATGCTCACAGAGGCTTTCTGAGTGATTTCCTGAACACGCGCCGCCAGATCTCGAGCCAGACGCATTCGTCATCATGTTGGTGTGGATCGGGCTGTTCAACCAGGACGATGATGTGCCCGGCGCGGTCCATGTCTTTGGCGATACGGTTGAGGATCCAGAGTTCGTTCTCCGGGTGACAGGCGTATGTCATGGGTCGATACCCCAGCTCCTCTGCTCGCTGTTGGGTGAGCACATCTCGCTCGATGCCATTCAGGAGGATCGTGTTCATCTGTTTCGCAGGTTGTAGTCTGTGGTCTGTATGTCGGCGACGATGCCTTTGTCGCGGATGAGCCGGGATGCGATGCGTTTCTCTGTTTTGGCGATTGCCATCATGGACAGGTTACTGGTGAGGATCGTCCATTTGCCTACACGGCACCCGAGCAGTGTGTTGATCTTCTCAAGCGTCCAGTCGGACTGACGTTCGGCCAGGACATCGTCGAGGACGAGGTATCGCCAGCGTTGCATGTCGCCGAAGCGACTGTAGAGGCTGGCATCAGTTCGCATGTCATCCATGAGTTTGGGCCAATAAACGAAATGCGGTAGGTAGTTTGCCCGTCCCTGGAAGTCTGGTCGTTTTGAAAGCCACGCCCAAAGGCGTTTGGCGATGTGTGTCTTTCCAGCTCCGCTGCTCCCCAGCAGGGATAGCCAGCGAGGTTTGTCTCCCGCCTTGACGGCAATAGCCCACTCAGCTGCTGCACGAACCATGCGCTCGACGTTGTCATCGACCAGCTCAATTTTGAACCACTCGGCCCACGCCTGCGTATTCACTTCCGTCTGTCTCGTTGGCTGTTCCTGTGTTCCGGGAGATCGCTGGAACAGATCCCCGACGATTTGTGCTGTTGTTGTTTTCATGATTGGACTTCCATGGTTCGTTCTGGATGACGAACCACCATTTGATGGGTTCCTTGTTTTTGTTGAGCCAAAGGTTGTGACCTTCGTAGTAATTGAAAAAAGCCTCTCCAGTGGATGAAGGAATTCTGCGTTTTTCGCAGAATGACAAAACCTCCTCCAGGGTCGGAAGTGCTTTGGCTTCCTTCTTTTTTGTACATGTAGTACTTTTAGTATTTAGTCTTTTGTCTTTAGGGATAACGTTTCGATCAGGTTTTTCTGATCGGTTTTTCTGAATTTTTGTTGATTCCCTGACACTTACGGCAAATTTTGCTGCCTTTTCCAAACGATTTTGGTGCGCGATTTTGTTCGTAATATGCTCACTTTTTAGCACAAAGTTGTCTCCCGAAAGCTCACAAGTAATAAGGTTTGAGGCTTTCAAAGACTCCAAAACGGCAGCTGTTTTTGATGCCCGAAAACCCCACAGTCGGGCTAGAGATCGCTTGTTCACGGTCAGTTCACCTGGAGTATCATTGGCGCACAATGCTGGCATTAATTCCACCCATGCCCCCTTCTCTTCAGTCGTCAGCATACGGGTGGACAATGCCCATTCATCGAAATACAGTTTTATGTATTTCATTCCTCCTCCTCCTCTTTGCATGGCAGGTTCCTTCGCCTGGAAGCCGCACGTTTCTCGGCATGCCAGCCAATCTCCATGCCGCGCTTTGCAAAGAATTTTCGAAACGCTCTCTGGAACTCAGAGGCGTTGACAACATGGTTTGGGTGAGTGTCTCCGGAGAAGTCCGCCCTCATTGGTTCAGGTTCACGCACGGCTAAAAATAGTAGGGTTGAGCCAGGTCTCCAATCGACGAGATCTCCCATGCTTTGGGTTGGTGTATTGAGGGCATGTCGCGAAACTCGGCGTCGATTCGGCGGAATACCTCATCAAAATACCTATCTGTGTCGCGCCTGTTCTGAACGCTTTTGTGAGCGTGAGTAATAGTTGTGTGGTCGCGGTTCAATTCCCGCGCACACTGGTGATTACTCATGCCTTTTCGGCAGAGCATGACCATGAGAACCTGCCGAGCCATGGCAGCTTGTTCGATTCTGGATCTGCTCATGATCAACGCAGTATCTACCTGGAATTCAGCTCCTATGCTCTGCGCCATGCGCTCAATGACAGTTGTATAGCTTAGTGATGCGGTCATAGAAATTTAATGGTGTTGAATCGTTGAACACAATTTCGTCTGGGGTGATTAAATCGACGCTGGTCTCCGATACATGCGAGTCCTCAATGCAGTCCGTAGCCGGGCGGCGGATCCGCCAGACGACTCCGCCCATCGATCGAACCCACTCGGACTCGATCGGAAATCGCACATCATCGATGACAACAACTGCGTTCGGATCCTCGAGGCGACTGAGTTTGTCGGCGAGTTTGTCTACCCAGACCGTTGTGCCGAACAGCTGTTTTGCTGCCTCCCCCACACTCTGGTATACCGGGCGCAGAGTCTCTTTGCGGTCCTCTCGGTATTTTCCAAATATCTTCCCGACCTCGGACTTGATCTGGTCGGCAAACGAGAATCGGTAGCAGTGGTCGCCGATAATGTGTTGCAGGTGCTCGGCGGCGGATGATTTGCCCGAGCGTTTTTTTCCGCAAAGTCCAATTATTTTCATTTGTAAATTTTGGTAAAGGGGGAGCACTCGCTCCCCCAGATCGAAGCCAATGACCGGACAATCTGATTAAAAAACGATCAGTGAGCTCGATCCGCCAACATGGCGAAGAATGTGTCTGCGTCCATCATCACGGTGAAGGGCGCGTGGTTGCGTTTCGCGGCGATGACCCAGGGCAGACCCGATCTCTGGGCGTCTGATTTAGCCTGTGAGATCCAGTCCTGGATGGGCCAACGCTCGCAGTGTTTAACCTCAAAGTGGAAGGGCAGCTCGGAGTGAACGTCAGCGGACGTTCCGTCTGGGGATTTTCCAGAGTATTGACAGGAACGATGAGCATCATACCCGTGCTCCCTGAGTTTGTCGCGCCAGGCGCGTTCACCCCGGGCCCCCTTCTGCTTTGAGTTAATAGTCATGAGAACGGGATGTCGTCTTCTGTCACCGCGACAGGCGCAGGTTGTGCGACTGCCTCCGGGGCATCGTCGCGCCGCTGAATCATGATCGACAGGGTTTTATCCCCCGTTTGTTGATCCTGGTTCACCCAGCCACTAAAAGAGACAATGTCCCCCTTTTGGAGATCCTCTAGGATCTCAACCTTACTGTTGCCCAGCGATGGAGCAGCTGGGTTGTCACTGTTGTTTGCGAACATCTTCGCGTAAGCGATGCGTGTGTATGTCGCTCGAGGTTTCGAGCCTGGTGCTATAGCCATAGTCTATTTGGTCTTTCTGAGCATTGTTATGGGTTTGCCGGGTTTGATATATTCGCCGTCCAGCTCGCGCCCGGTTCGCAGCTGGTAAAGGGATTGAAGTTTTTTGAGGTTAACTGAGCAGCATCCGAGGAACTCCTCGGCATTCAGCGTGTCTTTGAGTGACTGCCACGCCCCCACCCCGTCCACTTTTGAGGATCCGGATCGAGTGAAAACTTTGTAGCCGGGGACATCTGTCCCGCCATCGACCCACTCCTTGATGCGAGCAGTTGCTCGCTCGCGCATGCTGTTAAGGAAATCGAGATCGTCTTTCAGATCAGCGACTTTTTTCGGATCAGACCAGACTGACTCCCAGTCCGTCTGCCAGGCCCGGAAGAGGGCACCTTTAACCTCACTGCAACCCTCGTACAGCTGGCAGCGATGACACTGAACTCCGAGCCCACGTTTGCCGCTTCCAACGTGGTCAAGGAATTTCTCGACCGTGCTCAGGATGGATGCTTTGGTGAAGTTGAAGCTACTGGTTTGACGGGTGTCCCAGTAGATGAAATGTAGTTCTACGTGCTCGATCTCTGGTCTATCCTGGAGGATGGCGTTGGCGTATCCAACTAACTGGATATATTGCTCAGGGTTTCCCTGACCTGATTTGCCATCGGCTACGTGGAGAGTGGTGCCATCTGACTGCCACACGCAGTCGGCGTGTCCGAAATATTCTGGGGACTCAGAGTGAAGCTCCAGCTCCCACTCCACTGTCGCCCCCTGGGCCAGTTCGTCGACGACCTCTACCGCCCATGCGGCGTGACTCAGTTCCTCTGGGTCAAAGTTCTGCGGAAGCTTCTGATCGGTTCCGAGGAGTTCCCAGTATTTATGGATCCGGGTCCCACGTTGTGCGGCTTGCGAGGATTCCCCTTCAACCGCTTTGTAGTCGGCGCACCTCAACAGGTCGGGCCATTTGGAGCAACCAAATGGGTGATGTTTGCGTTCGTCGCTCATAGGTCCAGGTTGAATTTGGGTTTATTGCCTGGCACCACGCGAGCCGTAGTGACGGGGCGTCTATTTGTGGTGGCAGTTGGTTTGGACTGCACCCCGGCGGCGGCGTTACCGTCATCGTCGTTCTCCCCGGCGATCCCGAGGATGGACGCTAACGAGAAGCGTCTCAAATACGTGATAGTGGATCCCACTTTGTGCGGGTTTGACACATCGCATACCATGGAGAGGTCGCTCTGTATGTTTGCTCCCCCAGCGTGAGCCAGGACGGTGCGAATGTTTATTTTGCCGTCCACGATGCTGGGCATCTGAATGATGGCGATCCCGTGTTCGGAGAACACTTTGACGGGACCGTTCAATATGGAATCCAGCGTGACGTAGTTGCTGCGGAAATGAGGGTTTTTGCCCTCTTTGGTTACCGCTGAGATTTTCAGCTGCGCTTTCGCGATCGCGCAAAAGAGATCGCTGGTGCCTGGCTGGGTGGGTGCTGTTTCTGTAGTCATTTTTACCAGTGTTTTTCATCCCCAACGAATCCGCTGATGGCGCACACGAAGAGGAGCGTGATTAGGGTTAATGCGATGAGAGTGCTCATTTACGTTTTCTGTTGATGGCGGACTGGAGCGTGTCAGCGACCCAGTCCCGAATGGTGACGCCCTTCTGAACCGCCAGCAGTTTGATCTGCTGGTGAAGAACGGAGGGGATTTGAATGTTTTTGATTTTCATAGATGCATAATATGCGCCTATTAAGCGCAAATTTCAGCCCGAGTCTTTTGTGATAATGATTGCCATTTTACTTTGGCCAGGTTGAGGACATGCAGAACGAGTGGCTTGTTGACCGAGATTCCGTTGTTTATGAGTCCTTCGACGATTGACTGCTTAGTCTGACCCCATGAGCAATTGAACTCATAGGCATGAACGGCCTCTGCCGCTACGTTGTTGAGTATTGCCTCTCTGGCTTCCGTGTTTTCCATGCGCCCAATATGCGCCTATTGTGCGCCTAGGTCAATAGAAAATTAAAATTATTTTTCTATCTTTTTCTTTTCGTTCGATGATGTATGGTCTGAGCGTGAGTTTACCTGTTAGAGCAAAAAACAAAGCCAATTTCAATGCCTGGATTGATACCAGTGCGAAGGAGGCTCTTTCGCGCCTGGCAAAGAAATCTCGCAGATCCCGCACCCAGGTTCTGGAGCTGTTGATTCTGGCGGAAGCAAAGCGTCAGATTGCTCAATCACCCGACTCAGAATACGCTGCGGAGTTGACTGCTCTTCTCGAGCAATTCGGCGCAGAGTAGCGATGAGTGACGGGTGAACCTTCATACTGTTCATGTGAACAGCAACCGTAGGACAAAAACCGTCCAACCCCTTATTTGATCGCATATTTTTTTATCAACGATTCGATCGCATGCAGTTTGTCCCGGCCAATGTATCGGGCGTTTCTGGGGTGATTTGGCATGGGCCGGGTGATCTCCTCTGCGTGAGCCCAGCCCAGGATCTCGATTTCCGGGAACCCGGTAGCCAGAACGAATTTGTAGCCGGGTTTGAGTTCTTTGGGGGATGCAATCAGCTTGTGAGCTTTGGCAGACCATTTGACTTCAATATCCGGAGGCACGTCCACAGTCGAGATTGCGCCAAACTGTGCGCCGTTTCCTATAGCAATGTTCATGAGTAGTTCGGCCAGGAAGGAGGCCTGGCGGTTTCGCATCGCACCGGAGAGTGGGTGCGTGTTGAACATGGGGTTTGTTTTGGATCGCCTGGTGAGCGCAGGTGTTTCCCACACCTCGAGCCAGACGGTTGTGATGGTTGAGTGGTTAAACTGTAGTTTCATGAGGTGCCTGACCCACCCATCGGGCCAGGCACCTGATCCTGTCAAGCCAGGATTTTAATTTCCACGGGTTTTTGATCGATCAAGTCAGCGTAGTATCGTGAGGTGATCTCCGGGGAGTGATGACCCAGATACTTTTGGGCAGCAAACAACCCCAGCTGGGTCGCTACGTTTGCGCCAAAATATTTACGAAGTTCATGGACAGATTTGGATCCGCTGAAACCAGCTGCCCGAATGATTTTGGCGACAACGTCAGAATGGTCTCTCTGACGTGCCGTCATGGGGCCGGGCAGTATGTGGACTCGCTCCTCCTCAAACGACTTGAGGTGGTCGATCTGGTCTTTGGAAAGGGGGATGAGGCGCGACCTGCCACTTTTGGTGCTGAAATCCTCCTCCTCCTGAACCATGAGACCGTGAGGAGTGATCCATGACCAGCGAGCAGCTGCGGCTTCTCCGCGCCGCAGACCGCAGTGCAGCATGAGCCAATAAGCCAGGTATGCGCCTGGATCCGACTCTTTGAGTGCCTCGCACCGTTGGATGACCTTGAGCATTTTGTCCTTTTTATCGGAGACGGTGTATTGTTTCTGCCTGACTGGCAGTGGCTTGACTGCTTTGAAACCGTCTACGCACTCGGGCAGTGACCTGGAATACGTGTCCACCATCCGGTCGCTGAACAGCTGTTTGACTGATCGAAGGATTGTGTTTGCCGTGATCGATGCCGTGGTTCTCGCCGAGTGCGCCGCACCATCGAGACGTAAACGGAAGAATGCGTTTGCGTTATCCTTTGTGAACACCTCCTCTACGGGGTGATCCCACGATAGGTCCAGTGTTTTCAGGAACATGGCGACGAACCCGCGCACCCCGCTGATGGTCGCCCGGCGGATGTGGAAGGCGTTTTTGGAGAACTCATCGACCAGGTAGCGAACGCGCCAGACGGAGTCTGACTGCTGGAGGAGGAGGGTCAATTTCTGCTCGGCAATCTTTTTTGCCGCTTTTTTGCAGCGCACCCCCGTTGAGACCGTCTGGACTGTACCCAAAACGGTGGTTTTCGCGAAATAGGTTTTTCCGCGCTTAAACAGATTTATTTTACACTCAAGCTTCATGACTAAGTCTTTCTTACTCAGCGAGAAGCAGATAGTGTATTAGTAATGGTACACCCGTAGGGAGTCGAACCCCAAACCTCCTGATCCGTAGTCACATAAAGGTTTTCTGCCTCTCACTGAGATAATATATTAGTATGAAACTATAGAATAGTCAACTCCAGCGGGGTTTGGTGGAAACGCGTGATAATGCATCAGTATGATTATGACTGGTTTGAGCGGGGCAAAAAAAATAGAGCGTCTGGGGTCCTGCAAAACCACGGTAGACGCTCTAGAAAAGTAATAGGCTGGACACTTATTACGGGAGAATGCTTACACAGTCAGAACTGGGATTCAACAAAAAAAGCACCCGGATGGGTGCTTGAGTTGCTGCTGGGCAAAGTATCTTTTTACCGATGAACCTCAATCTTCCTCGTCCTTTGCCATCGCGCCTGAGATGGCACCAAAAATCCCCAGTGCTTCATGCTGGTTATTAAAGATATGTTTTCCATAGTAGCGACCGTCCGCTTTGGCTTGTTCGTTCAGGTATGCTGTTTGCTCGGCCTGGGAAAGCTTTTTGAACTCTTCCATGGAAATCTCTCGGAATGCTGGTTTATCTTCACTCATTGACTACCTCTTTTATTATCTCCTTTCGAAGCTACTTTCTTTTTGGGCTTTTTCAATGGTTTTTTCTTTGCCTTCTTCGCCAAAGGAATCGCCGACACCAGTTTCTTGAGGTCGCTCTTTATTGCTTTGGCCTCTTTGTCTTCCAGCAAACCGTCCAACGCCATGACATCGATGGGTTCAGACAGGCGCACCAGGAGGGCGTCTCTGCGCGATTTCAGCATTGGCCCTTCAGTCTCGGATGCTATTCGTCTGGACCTTCCAACAACATCCAGCCTCTCGTCCACTTTGCCTGGAGACCTCTTTGATGCCTTTTCCCTGGCAGCATCAATTCTGGACTTCCCTAAAGCAAACACTGCTCGAGCGAGAGTCTCGTTTGTCTCGAATACAGCATTGCGACCTGCTTCATCAACAGGGCGATCAAATGTCTCAATCACAATATCTGTGATGTCGTATTGAGGGACATCATATTTGTCACTGATGGACAGAATGGTGTCACGGTTTTCGAGGATAGCTTCCCGCATGTTCCCATCATAGAACTGATCGCCGATGAACATTCCTTCGGGAGTTTCAGTGAACCCCGTCAGAAACGTGTTCCCTTCGGCGTCTTTTAATGCTGCCAGATCTTCATAAAAAGCCTTCTTCTGAGCTGCGTCCAGTTTGCGTGTGTCGAACTGAATGGCAGTATTCATACCCGTTCCAGCAGCTCTTTCTTCGAGTGTTGCCGGGCGTATGATGTTACCGCCATCCTGATCCCAGGCTAGGGACAGAGCGTTCATAATCGTTTTTGTTTGCGATGGATCGCCTCTCAGTCCGATGACGATGTTTGGTGCAACATTTGCTGACCCCCCTTCTGAGTAACCACCCTGTCCAGTCCTGACCACGTTAATGAGTGCGTTACCCCCAGCCACGTCGATCGCGGCTTGAAGCTCTTCGGCTAACCCGTCCGCAACAGCTTCTGTCATCGCCTCAACACCCAGGTCTGCCTCGAGCGACTGAATCGCTTTCGCCTCTACGCTCGTTCCCATTGACGTTACCTCAATCGGTATTGTCTGATCTGCAACTGAATTAAATGTGTCGTTGATCAGTTCAATTGCACGGGCAGATTTCTCGTCCATGTTTGTTGCCCAGTCTTCCCCTGCAAACATCTTTTTGAGGGTTTCGGTAAACGTGTTGAGTCTGTCACCAAACAGTTCCAAATTTCGATTCGACAACAGCGGGTTGTCACGCTTTTCAACTGCCCACAAAATTTCTTGAGCGTTCCTAGCCTTCAGCTTTTCTTTGCCATAAAAGCCAGCCAGACCCTGCAAATTCATTTCATCGGCAATCAATCCGTCGATCGTTTGCTGGGCATCGTAAACGGGTCCGGATCCACCCGGGGAAAGCCCCCCCTCGTCAGGTCGCTTATAATACGACCACTCAGTATCAGGATCAAACCCTTCAGCTTTGCGATCCTCCCATGACAATTTGTTCCAGTCTCTTTTTCCATCGATCTGAAATGCGCGAGCATACTGGTAGTCCAACTCCATGATACTAGTCGCCGGGCGGGTTTTCTGTGTGCCTTTGTCCGTTGTCACCATGATAGGAGACTCTTTCAGGGCTTTTTCGAAAAGAGGATCGTCGATGCGCCGTCTCTCACGTTGCTCAGGAACCGACCACTGGAACGGTTTGTCGCTTCCAGACTTTCTGCCTCGCTTGATTATGTATGCCGGGTGAGCATAGCCTTTGGATGCCATATCCCACATGTCCACGGTAGCGAGTCCATCGAGAAATGTCTGGGTTTTCTCAGCTATCTCCTGAGTCATCTCCCCGGATTTATGCAGTCCCAACGTCTGAGCGACACGTTTCGTCAGACGTTTGACCTCTGTCTGATCGCCATCGGCCCGAGCCATATCAATGAGGTCTGCCATGGCATTCAAATAAAAGTTGCGAACTTTATCATCCGCACCAACTGCATCTTCTGACAACACATCAAAGTGCTTCCCGTTATGCCAGTCGTTTGCCGTTTTCTGTGCGCCCCTCTGAGCGGTACCCATTCCCAGCTTGTATCCAGCGGGGGTGCCGAAAGGCGACATGAAGCTGCGAACTGATTTAGACGCATTACTGCTGACAGATGATCGCGGAGACCCTAAAGCAATCAATCGGATGATGAGGTCAGCAGTGTCGTATTGGCTTCGACCTACTGGTCGGATGCTCTCGGCGACATTCATTCCAACCTGAGCCATGTCCTCGTAGAACCCAGCACTTCGCTTTGCGAATTCGGGGTCTTCTTTGCGAACAGCAGCAATGCGATCGACCTGCTGCTTCACAATGTTCAAAACCTCCTTATAACTTTTGGGCACCCCAGCAATATTCTGATTAACGACACCCAGTCGAGCTGGTAGAGCAACGGAGTCCTTGACAGGATTTTTTGGGTAATCCGCTATGGAGAGGCCAACTTGTTTTTTCGCTTTATCCCCAACGTCCATTTTGCGGACGGAGGATTCACTGATAACCAGTGAGTCCAGATCAGAGGATTGTCCAGGTTCAAAAAGAAAACGATCCTCGCTTGAGAAAACTGGGTTCTGCACGAAAACCGTATTACCATAAACGATCGCCTTATCGCCTCCCACAACAGGAGAACCCGTAGCTCTGTCATAGAAATAACTGTGTCTCCTGGGATTCATAGCGACCTGCGTCCACGCTGATATGTCAGAGGGGATATTGGTCGTATGAACGTATTTGCCTTCTACAGTGGCAATCGTTGACTTTGGAGCACCCTTTGAAATTTTCTCGGCAGCAACCTCATTGATTGTGAACACAGGCGATTCAACAGTCGCTATATTCGTATATCCAATAATTTTGCCAGCTCTCCCAGCCTCCTTTCCAGCCCACTTCTCATGCACAGACACAGGAAAAACCGGGTCTCCAGACTTGATGCTTCTTTCATACGCAGGAATGTCCAATCGCAAACCCACGTCAACGCCTTCAGGAAAGGCGACATTTTCTTTCACGTTGCCGACTTTGCTTGAGCTTATGTACTCTCGAATCTTGTCGAGCGTTACCAGATTGCTCATGGATGGAGGCTGAACCCTCTTGATCACTGCCCCCTCTCCAGTGTCTAACGCACCCATCCCTCCAGGTTCATACCTGGGACCGGGGACAACTCTGGTTGTTGTGATGCCTTTGTTGACTGTTAATGGATATGGTTCCTGATACTTCACAGGGTCGATCATTTCATACCCGTATTTTCCGGTCTCTGGAAACGCAAACTTTGAGTCGTCAGTGACGAAGTGCTTATCGACATCGGCATCGAACTCCTCTTTTGTTGCATAAAACTTTCGGGGACCGATAGTGACTTCCCCTACAACTCGAGCATCCGATCCTACTCCTGTTGTACGAATTATTTTTAAGCGTCTGCCTACTTGAGAATCCAACCGAGTATTTGTGCGAGTCTCGATAGTCTTTTCTCCGTTGGCTATTAAGTCAGCAAACGGAACGCCATCCTCATTGCGAACATTGAATCCTCCAATTTCACCAGGTTCAAAGTTCTCCTGGATCCGCCGATACGCATTCCTGTTCAGCGGCATCCGCTCCAACTGAGCTGGGGAAACGTCATTGATCGCATCGAGACGACGACCACGAATCAGATTGTCCGCGCGATCTGGATTCAGGTGCTCGAGCAGTATGCGCTGACGTTGTGCGTTGTTTCGAAACTGTATGTCTTTCTTTTTAAATCCCAGGAAGGCCGAAAGTACGTTGGCTTTCTTCCTGGCGATAGCTGGGTCACCCAACCCCTTCAGAACTCCCTCGGATGAATCCGGGTTCGCCATGTTGTTGAGGTATTGAACCAGGTCACGATCAAACGCTGCCCGGGTCGCCTGTGGATCTGCTTCCTGTGACCAGAGGTTCGTGATAGCTTTTCGCCTCTGCGGATCCTGCATGATTCGCACATATTTCTCAGAGAGATGCCCCAGATCGACAGTGTTGTAGAGCAGGTTTCCTGCTTTTGAAATGTAGAGACCGAACGGTATCGAGGTTCGCAGACTGGATCCGATCTTCGATGAATACTCCGCACCAGTCTTTCCTTTTGGGACCAGGCGAGCGTTGTAGTCGATCACTATCGGTTCCCCCCTGCGAATGCTCTCGTTCACCCGCTCCATCGTTTCGATCAGAGATGGCGGAAACAACCATCGGGGTGCGTTTCGGATTTTCGCCAGAGCAGCATCAGGGATGTAGTCTCCTGATATAACTTCAGTCTCTGGATCCCAGTTCATGGGAACCTTGTTGCCCCATCCAGCTTCCGGACGATAGTCCTGATCCTGAAAAACGGTGCGAAGGAAATTTTTCCTTAACCGCTCCTTTTTCCTCAGTTCCTTCTGGTTCTTCTCGATGACGAGTTTGCCACGGGCATCGAACTGGTAGTTGCCATCCTCATCAAGCTTCGCGATGAGCAGGTTTTTGGGGACCGACTTCGCATCCAGGCTCGATGTGTCTGTGATCGTTCCACTGTCAGACTCCGACACCTCCCCGCGAATTAATTTGCCGTCATCGTCCAGCTTCAAACGCTGCTGAAACTTGATAAGGTTGTTGATCTCTGCGGTCAGCTGGTTGTCGCCGTAGTCAACAGCTTTACCGGAACGATCCCTGAAAGTCTGACTCAGGACTTTAGGGTTTCCAGTATACCCCATGAAGGTCGCCAGAACATTGGCCAATCGCCCGAGGGGTTTGGCTACCTTGTTTGCATCAGTTTTGAGGTCGGCCCGGGTCAGATACAATGGGTCTTTGTCCGTCAGAAAAGACTCCCATATATCGGACATGATCTCGTCTTTGATGCGAGCATGCTTCCAGAATTGAGGATCCGCTTCAGGTGTGCCTGTTTGGTAGTTGTCAGCGAGCCGTTCATCATACGCACGTAGAAGCATCTCATCGGACTGCTCAAAACGGCTCATGTAGTCTGAGTAGAATTTGTCCAGATCCTCCGATGTAAACTTTCGATTGATGTATTCCTGGATCGGCCTGAAGTAGTCCTGGAGCACGTCCAACCTTCCTAGGGCGTGAATACCCTCATGGATGATCGTGGTTGGTGTCATCTCATCGACATTGATCAGTGCGATCGGGCGTTTGCCTCCGTTGCGCGTATTCAAAAACTGGACACCACGCTTCAGACTGGGGATTTTATCCGCCGCAGAGTTGCTCGCGATCTTCTCGGCGTACTCGGTCACGTTGTCCAGGTTGATATTATCGGCCAAACCTTCCGAACGAAGGTACTCAAAGAGAGTGTCAAATGACGATGAATCGGTGTAAACGAAGTTGACATCAGCTTCCCCTGTCGAAGCCAAAACCATCTGCTGCGCGAACCTCTCAAATACAGCCCAACGGGCGATCTGAGTATCGTCAAACCCCCTGTCTTTGATCTTCTGCTGGATCTCGGGTGTCTGTTTCAGCAACCAGTTGTTCGCTGCGGAGGCGACCTTCTGTTTATTGCCCCAAACTGCCTGGTCGTATGCTCCACCTCCGAACGCGATCATCCCGGATCCGATGATGTTCTGAGCAATCATTTCCTCGTCCATCGTGAGTGCAGATAGCCCTGCACCCGAAAGGGCACCCCCGGTTGCTCGAGACATCCCGGCCAACATCACCTTTGTCGGTGACGAGAGGATTCGCAGTGCGGGAGATAGCCACGGGTAATCCGTGAAGACACCATGCCCCAGCTTCTCGGCTAGTTTGCGATTCTTCGGATCCACAAAGGTGTCTCGCGACATCGACAGGAACACGTTCTCATCCGATTTACGTGCGATCGCCCGAGATAGCCCAGACATCATGTCGCTGACACGATTGACCGCGCCTCGAAACGCACTCAATGAACGTGCAGGATCCCCTACGAACGGGAGATCCTTTGCCTTATTCGTGACCTGCTCCACTTCTTCCAGAGCTTTCCCGACCTTCGCGGTTCCAGATCCAGTTGCCCCAGCTGCTTCGCTGGTAGCTGATCTTATCATACTGGATCCGCTCTTCTTCATCGCACCTTTTGCGATAGCTGCCCCCAGGCCTTCACCTCCGAAATGGTAACTCGCTAGATTGGCAGTCGCCGGGTTAACCATGGAGAGAATTTGTGTCTCCAGTTCGCCAGCCGTTGAGACATCTTCTTCTGTGAAACCGGGTGACTGCTTCCAGTATCCCCCGGGCGCACCTGGCCCCGCAGAGAATCCGGTTGAGACAAACTCGTTTGGTCTGGTTGCGCCAGACGCAACGAAAGATCCCACAACATCCCCGAGGATCGACGCTTCGCCTTCCTGGTATTTCACCTGATCTGCTAGCAGTTTATTCAGTGACCTGAATTTATTCCTGGCAGTCGTTTTTTCTGCCTCACTGAACTGCCCCCAGGTTTTCCGTTTCCGGCGACTCGCGCCAAACTTTGAATACCCGGCGGACTCACTCTCGTATCTGTCCAATGATTGAGCAAACCCAATGGATGCTCCCAAAACACCTAGTTCACTCGCACCACGTAGCGCACCTTCAGCGAGGGACGCAGAGATGCTTTGGTTGTCAGTATCCTGATCCTGGACCCAGTATCCCCCGGGCGCACCCGGCCCGGCGGAAACACCTGTTGGCACGAATCGACCTTTAGGTGTGGCAGCAAACTTTGCCGTGTCCAATACACTCGTCGCATAATCCTTCACGATCGGGATCGCGGAGGAGATCATGCCGTCGATGACTTTGTATGGATCGAACCCCTTCTCGATTGAGTATTCCAGGAATGTGTCAACCTGCTCGTCGGAGTATGCCCGGCCAGGGTTCTGCCTCATGGACTGATACAGACGTTCCGGATCGCCTGTCGAGAACCGATCGAACATGTCTCTCTCAGACAACACAACGTCATCGTCAGGCTCGACGTTTGATGCCGACATAATCTCTTCGATTGATATGTCGAATGAGTTCGTATCCTCCTCCTCGGAGGTCATAATGTCATCGATGTCGAGTGTTATATTATCTGCCATTAGGAGTCCTGTATTCAGAAAGAGGTTTCGCACGTGTCTGCATGAATGCTCCGTTGTCCCAGATAAACACTCGTTCACCTGGTCTCACGATGCCACTGCGGATGTCCTGATAGAGGTTTTTGGATGCTGCGTCTGCTGATCGGTAAACCATCGTCGGAGCGTTTGCGTATGCCTTCAGACGCTCGGAATACGTGTGAACTCTGTAACCATCGGAAGCCAGCCTATCGAGCTTGTTGCGGATGCCCCGAGCGATCAGTGCTTGAGTCTGCGCCATCACCAGTTCATTTGCCTCCGGTGACTGCGATAGACTAGCGACAGTGCGTTTGTAGTTCTCGATGTCCTGGTCCGTCAAAACTCCGACCTCACCGAAAACGCCGCGAGCGAGCTTAGGAATAAGCTTTTGAACAGACGCTTTAAAATCAGACGTTGATGCATCCTGTTGAGCCAGGCTCATCAGCGAGTCAACCAATGGTCCGATGCCCTTCCCTGTGGGTATATTGAGCGCATCCAATGCTCTGGAAGTGTCCTCGAGAAGTTCCATCGCGAGCATGGCATCCTCCACTGACTCGGTGTCGTTTTGGGACAACGCTTTTCCTGTGTATGATGCATCCAGCTTCGCATAAATGTTCTTGTTGCTCGGATCGTTCACAAACTCGCGAGATCTCAGCATCTGACGCTCTTCAGGTGACATGTTGGACATGATTTCGCGTTCACCCTTCACGCCTTGAATAGCTCTCTCAGCTTTCTCGTAATCCTGAACAGACAAATCATACCCACTGGGTTCAATACCCAGTTTGCCCCACGTGATACCAGACTTTGACAGTTCGCCATTGATCTTGTTCCACCTCTTAAAGCCCATGATGCGGTCACGACCGGATGGTGTGTTTGGATCCGCATCGATGCCCCGTTCTGCCATCTGTTCTGCGAGCACTGCGAGATCTTTGCGACTCGCTTCTTTTCTCAGAAAGTCAACAGTGCCTTTTCGGTCTGCGTAGTTGGCAGCATAAACAGAATGGATGTTATTCATGGACGCAGCGACATCCGGATGAACGACCTTTGCCCGGTATTCTGAAAACAGGTCTGCGTATGCGTTGACATCATCTGGATCCAGATCTTTGGCCTTCTTCACAAACTCGGAGAGAGCTATCTGGGATCCGTGCCGCTCCACAGCTTCGCGCTTTGACACCTCACGCTCCAACTCCATCTTCCGCTTGAGGCTTTGGACCTGTAGTTGAGCCGCCTCATCGGCGACCTTAGCTCGAGCCTCGCTCTTCGCGTCGAGGTCCGCTTGACGTTCCTCCTGTCGCCGCGCCCGGGCATCGGCCCGGAGTTGTGCGGTCAGGTTTATCCCACTGTTAAATCCACTCGCAAAGCTCATATTATTAACCTACAATTGCCTTTCCGAACCCACTGACAAATGAATTCTTAGAACCTTCCATCATTCCACCCAGCCCCCCTGTCAGACCAGTCATAGCGACTCCACCGACTGCTCCCAGAACCGTGTTCCATGGGTTGTTCTGAGCCTTCGCAATCGCGTTTTGTGACTGCTGTTGATAACTGTTCATCGCAAACTGTGTTGATTGTGCTCCCGCATTCGGATTGATACCAATGCCCTGTTGAATGCCCATTGGGTTGAAGGCAGCTGCCCCCTGCTGCGCTCCTGAGATCGCTCCAAACTGAGCGACTGGTGTCACCCCGGACAGGAAGCTGGCAGCGTTGGCCAACCGCTGCTGACGAAGCCTGATCGCAGCATCTCCCAAAGCGAATGCTTCAGCCTGACCTGCGGCACTTCCCAGGATGTTTCCTCGCGCTGCTTGTGCTCCACGCACACTTTGCTGAACCTGTGATCGCAGTTCATCACCGAGCCCATACCCCGCTTCCAGGTCTTTGATAGCCTCCTCGCCCAACATTTTTCTGACCTTCGTGCCGAGAGGATCGGACTGCTCGAGTTCTTTCATTCGTTGTGCGATAAATCGCTCACCGAATTTCTCCTGAGTGGAGATCTGTGCCTCCGCCAATGTGTCTGCTGACTCAGCCAAAAACTCCAACTGCTGCCTGGTCTGGTCGATGTCACCAAAACCCGTGAAATCGACAGTCTTTTCGTTGCCGTCCGGATCTGTATAGGTTGCTCGTGTCCCCATCCGGGCAGCGGCCTCAATCAGCTTTCTGACCGGGAGCGTCTCGATGTCTGCCTCTATGCCCTCACGGTTTGCTGCGGCATAGTCTGGTGGTGGTGGTGTTTTCGGTGATGACATAAAAATCGCTTAAGTTGGTTGAATGTGTATTGCCTGAGTTTTCCTCCTCTGTGCGCCCAATAGGTCATGTCAATAGCTCTGGGGTCAGACCTCTCAAATACGTCGAGCATATGATCAGCTGAGACACCGCAGATGGAGACCAGTTCGTGCAGATAAACATCCTGCCCACTCCGATCCGAGCTTTGCCAAAATATCTTCTCAATGTCCCCGTCAAACTGATGGATTTGTTTGTAAACGCAGAACGAAGTGATCGCGCCGTCTGACTCCGTGACCATGAGTGTTCCATCGTTCGCGTGAAACTTGAGATGGTTGGCGATTTCTTCGTCGCTCCACCCGATATATACGCGCCCATTTCCGTGTCTTTTTGCAAAATAGATGACATCTTGAATCCTCACTTTTGACTGTCCATGGTCTCTAGGTATGCCCCCATGGTGACGTATCGCATCGCGATATAACGCTGCTCATTGTTGGTAAGCCCGGCTTCTGTTAGTTGTGTCTCCGGGCAGCTGGTCACACGCACCTGAAACTCTCTTCCAACATCGTTGCCGAGAAGCGATAGGTTGTGACGTATCACTCCTGGAGTCCCCAGGACAGAGGGCAGGATAAAATCCAACGTCAGGTCACCCGTCCCTGTCACAAGCAGTTGGCCCGATTCGATCGATTGAGGATCCAAACCATCCACGATCAATTCCACGTTAACTCTCGCCTTCGACTTGAAGAACTCGAGTTCCGCAAAGTCGCATTGTTTAGGACTGATCGGATCATTGAACGTCATCGCTCGGGTAACGATTTCAAACGGCACAGGCTGAAACGTCCCGTCAAGGTTGTCAGTGAAATCAGTCTCCACCGTGGCATCCTCGTCGATGTGGTCCCGGAGGTAGACGATGTTGTTGTAATTCGTGTCAGGCCAAATCAAGCGTCTACGACCGTTGAGTGGTTCATACACGTCGAACATGCTCGGCTTCCATTCGGTCCAGATCCCGGCCCACGCTTTGGTGTTGGTATCGTAGACGATGGTCACATTTGGGACAGTAGAGTTGAGATACGGCACAGTAAGCATGTATCGACCGCGCCAAAATGTGGCGCAGGATTTCTGTGCGTAAGACCAATTGATTTTCTCAATGATGTCCTGAATTGGCAGTGATAGAGGATCAGACGTTCCAATTTGATCCTGTTGGTAAGCGGTCCCAATCGACCGAATGCCATCGCGGCTCAAAAAGAGGATGTCGTCACCAACTCGCACTGCGGACTTCTCAGCGAGACATCCAACGCGATCTGAAACCATTTGGATCTCATAATTTGAGACTGTCAATGACGGGTCAGCATTAATTATGTGAACACTGTTTTCCTTTAAAACTGCGATCCTGAAATCCTTGAATGGAACCAGTGCAACCACTTTGTCCGATCGCCCATCACCTACCCGGAGGGAATTTGCCCCACCAGCGGGGAACACGTCACCCAAAGCGGGGTCACTTACATCCGGGAGGATGTCCGAGAAATGAACCTCATCGATGCCATTGGCGCAAACCAAACGAAACCTGTGCGCGGTCAGACACCGAACATCAGTAGGAGCGTCTGGATCAGTGACCTCGACGGCAACGTCATAGGTTGCGATTGAATCCACATCGTCCCAGATCGTGTTGCCGTCAGCGTCTACCAGTATGTCTTCACTACCGTTTTGGCGAACCGCGATGATGGACCCGTTGCTGTCAGTGAAAAACACTGCTCCGTTGATTTCTGTAACGCTGCACTTATGCGCCTGAACGGAGGAGTCGTAGACATCGTTGAATAGGATCCCCTGGACTGCTTCGGTGTGAAGGTAGACGTGCCCGTCAGCAAAAATCATCACCCCGTAGTCCCAGATCGGGGTCCGTAGGGCGATGATGGCATGAATGGTCCCATACACCTGAGTGTATAGGTAGTGAGCACCCCGGCGTGATTTAGTGATGCCGCTGGTCGAAAGCTCTACGTTTTTTAGATAGGATGCGGACTGTTGGGGAATGGTGGATGCGCGACCATACGAGTTGACACCACCGATCAACGGTTGAGAGTCAAATGCCAAAGGATCATCGGTTCCGTCATTGAAGTAAACTGGCATCAGAATCCAAAATCATCACGGGTGTATGCCCCGTCTGGGTTTGGTTGAAGAACGCTCACGGCAGAAGACTGCCCCCTCTCCAGGTCTCGAACGATCTCGAGCAAACTGGACGCTTCACTAAATTTGATTTGTGCCTTCCCAAACTGCCTGGAACGCTCAAGCATGTCTCCCTCGGCAAACGCGATGAGAGCATTGTCAATACCACGGATCTGAGGTTCGTCGTAGTCGTTTCGAAGTGGACGAAGCCTTTTCTTACCGACCACAATCATACACACCTGCTCACCTGAAACGTACTCAGGGACCAGACTCAGTCGTAGTCGGCACAGAGAATACCTCGTCTCCTCCGCCGGGATAACCTGGTCGGTAGCTCCGTTGGAGAATGTGATGGTCCCACTGGTCACAGGCTTTGAAACATAGTGGACCTCATCAAACTCCTGGGATCCGTATCGCGATGTGGTGCTGAGAACAAATGTCTCGCTCACCGGGCGACCATCGAGGATGCCCTTGAAGTAAACTGTTTTGCCGTCATCGGCGGAACTGGATCGTGCTCTCAACATCACTCGAAACGGATCCGATGAAGTAGACTTTCCGAACGCGATTGGCTCGATCTCGGTGTAGGAAGCTGGCACCCCCTCGGAGAACATTGCCTCCGGTTGAATCCGGACCAATGCCTGGAGATCACGGCAACTCATGAGAGTGGTTTCATACAGAACCGCGATTGGCCGGGCGATCTCGTAGGGCAGAGTAATCTCCTGCTCGTATGCGTAGGGGTTCACCGCATCCGTTGTGTACGGGTTGGAATCCGGACTGTCCTTTGTCGATAAACAGAACTGCTCGATCTTGATCGAGTCTTTCCATAGCCCGGTATCGTAGACCATCTCATGCCGTTGGCGAATGAAATCTTTGCAAATGGCAACGGAAGCGGAATCGGTTTTTCCAACTTTCTTACAAACGAAATCTGCTATGGATGCGAGTGTCATGCTACAAAATGCTAACAGTCCAAAAATGGCTTGAGCCTACAACAAAGGGGGTGCATGAAATCACTTTGCCTCGACCGATGTCTGCACTGTCTGTTATGTAATTCAGGACCGGGTTTGTTCCAGTGTCTTCGTTTTGAATGGAGAACAAATTTGCAGATGTGTTTTCGATTAAAATATCCAGCTTCTTTACGCCTTCGATCAGATAAAATGCAGCATCCGGAAGCGTGACAGTGAATCTTCCTCCAGTCCAAACCCCCCCTCCGACGATGTCACATGTGTAAACAACAACGACACCCGAATCCACTGACGCAGGGACAGTGTCAATCGTATGGGAAATGTTTGCAGTCGGACCTGCTGCGGTAACAGTTATCTGTGCCTCGAGCATCGATCCACCAGTGCTTAAGTCTGCCTTCGAGATTCGCTTCGTGGATCCGGTGGATGTGTCGTAGACGACCAGGTCATCGTCGTCCTGAATGGTTGATTGATTCAGTTGCTCAAGCGTGGGAATATTCAGGACACTCTCCTGTATCTCGGACCACAACATCCTTTTGGCAGTGGTTGTGCTCTTATCATAAACCATCACCTCATCGTCGGAGGCAATGTCGTTCGCGTCGATCAACCCGAGCCCGGTCATGGAGTTAAGCACCCCCTGAATCGTTGTGTGTTTGTTCACCCCGGCTACCGTGTCCTTGACCATCAGGAGATCACCGACAATTGGGTCTGTGTGCTCAACCAACCCACTTATCAATGTGTTCCCCAGGCTCGCGGATCCCAGCAAACCAAACGTCAAAGCGGTGTCGGCACCATTGCTGGTAAGCAGCATACCAGTTGTGCCCGGTGACAATTCCTCCCATGTACCCCCACTGCCTGACTGAATGATCGTGCCTGGCGCACTGGTCTCGCTGGAGATAATTCCCAATGAGACTGCTCCACTGGCAATGTGATTGGATGTGATTGCGCCATCCGCGATATGGCGCGACTCAATCACGTCATCCGAGAGCATCGATGATGTCACCGTGTCAGCACTGATGGTCGCATTGTTCACCATCGCGTTAAGCTTTGCAGCAGTGACCGTGTCGCCATCGCTGAATACGTGTCCGGTAGTTAAACCCATATCAAATCAAATCCAAAAGTTTTCTGATGACCGGGAATGTCTTTTTGACTTTCTGATCCCTGACGATTCCCTTGAGCATGCCACTGACATCGATGTTGTTTTTCTTTAATTCCTCCTTGAACTGGTTCCCAGCATCGAGCGCACTTAGAGTCGCATCCTTATACTTTTTTGATCGGATCGCTGCTCCAATCGTCAGCGTAGACATCACCAAAAATGTGACGAGCGAACCAAACGGGATCCCGATCTCGCCTGGAAGTTCCGCTGCTGCTCGGCTACCAGATGAAACCACCCAGTTCGTCCGAGTTGTGACCACATCGATCGGGCCCATGGGAGTGTTTACCACGTTGGTGCTCGAAACGATTTGAGGAGTGTAGAAACTATCCCCAATGCGTTTGAGTTGAGCGCACCCCGAGCCTAAAAAAAGAATCCCGATAACCCCAGCGACATACACATGAGTTTTAATTTTCATCTTTTTTGCGTTTATAATCGCGGTATGCGTGCATGACTTTGATTACGGCATACGCCAGTGACGCGAGCCCTATCCCGAGCTGGACGGCGATGTTGATCTGAGTCAGCGTGACGGTAACCCCGAGCAGACTCACGAACCCCAGTTTGGAATGCTCTGCCCAGTTCTGCATTATTCGGAAGGTGCATCATCGGCAGGCTCATCCGTAGGTGCTGGCTCATCGGCTGGCACAACAGCAGCGTCAAATCCCGCCATAATATCATCGACCGAGTCCATCGTGATTTGATTTGCCGCATTGTATGCAGCCACCGCATCGGACACCTGCATGATCAGAACTTCCGTGTTGGCACGGTTAACTGGTTCGTTCAATTCCTCCCGTGCTGCCAGCAGAGACTTTGCTTTGGCTAACAGTCGAAGGATGGTGCTTTTGCCGTTATCGGCAGCAAGCTGTGATGTAATGCCAGCTATCTGGCCTTGTAAGTATGCGATTTGTGGGTCCATAGTTTTTTATTGAATCTTGTAGGTGCCTGTAATGCTCAGTGCCGTTGTTGCAGCAAAGTTCGTGTCATCCAGAACTGCACTGCCTGTTGCACCCCAGTCCACCAAGTTAATAGTTGTTCCATTGTCGGTGACATATGCGGTTATGGCAGACGTGAGGTTGGCAGCATTAGCCGCATTCCCGACAGTCAGGGATTGAGAGCTGGCAGCAGAGTTGGATGCGGTGAATGGCAATCCGTTCACCAGTGCTGTACCAGTGTCGGAACCTTTAGCACTCAGCAGCACATATGCCGATACCCATACAGTATCTCCAATCCTTGTATATAAGCCCTCCTGTGTGGTATAAGTCACTCCAGTAGAACCACCTCCAAATGTAATAGTAGGAGTCCACGTTCCAGTGCTATACACAGGCACTTCCCGCCCCGTGAGGCTGACACTGGTTCCGGTTCCGACAAAGGCATTGTCGCTGATGTCATACAGTTTGTTGGTGCTGGTGTCATAGCGTTCTGCTCGGAAGTCGGCGAGGGTTCCGATTTCGGTGATAGTTACACCGGACACATATATGTAGTCCGTAGCTGGAGCAGCATTAACCTGAGAGGCTCCATCCATCATATAAATCTCAAATGACGCATCGGTGGCAATGGACTCAAACTCAATTCTCCCCCACGCACCAGCCGAGGTGCCAGTTGATGAATACTCAGTGCCGTTGTTCCACCTCATTCTCACCCCGTCCACTACAGTGTTAGACCCTTGTATGTCGTAGTCCAGAGTTATCCGGTAACGCTTGCCAACCGTTGCCCCCACGTTGCGGATTGCAGCGTGGTAGGCAGATGTTCCGTCACCAGCAATACGAAGCAGATTTGAACGGCCGTCAATAGTTCCTCCAATTTGGGACAGGCTAGTTGCTGACGTTGTAAAGGAATCTGTCGTGGAACTAAAATCACTGGTGTAAGCACCACCAATCGCCCCACCCCATTCTTCAGAAAATCCCAAATCATTGCCACGGGCGAGTTCGGCGATTTCTGTGGAGGTGAGTTCTTTATTGAAAATTTTGAGGCCCCTGATGGAGCCTTTTACGTAATTTCCAGCAGACTCGCGACCAATGTAGACGGGTATGGTTGTGTTGCTCATACCGCTGAACCCAACGTAGTTTGACTGTGTCCCAGACTGGAGAACACCGTTTATGTATATGTCAATTACCTGCGTGGCGTCAGAATAAGCTGAGGCATAACTCACACTTGAGTTAGGTCCACTGCCTTTGTAAACAAATGCAACGTGGCACCATTCACCAACAGGCAACGATGAAGCAGGGGAATACACGGAGATATAGCCACCTGCAGATGATGAATATACACGCAGCAGAGCATTATCTGACACCCCGCCGATTGAAACATAATACTCCCGTGTCGTAGTCAAGCTCCCGTATTTTGAGAGCAAAATTTGACTGCTGCCAGTGTCGTTGATATTTACCCAACCACTTATTGAGAAAGGCAAATCATCAGCATCCTTGACCCGCCAAACAGACCCATCATAGTAAACAACCTGACCAGCGGTCACAGATACCCCGTCAATAATGCTGAGAGTAGAGCCACCCTGCGCCACGGTTCCGTCAGCATCAATTTTGTAATGGTCGTTCAGAGTCCCTGTACCGTCCGTCAATGCTGGGGTGTTGTCCTCTGGCGACCAAGTCCCTGCTGTATCTGTTCCGAACTCAGTCAAGGAAGAGAAACTCAGCTTGTCATCATCTGACACCGTCACATAAGAACTCCCGTCAAAATACATTGCAGGGGCCGTGGTCTTCAGGGCATTAGCCTGTGCGTCCTCGTCTTTGGAGTTGACTGAGAGAGCATCGCGGCCATCGGCTGCGGTGGCTGACCCGTCGAGAATGTTGGCGACACTGTCAATTTTATACCAAACAGACCCGTCATACTTCACAACATCTCCAACCGTGTAATCAATGCTACCAGACCCGAGGTCTTGAGTTCCAGCAGTGGTCACATCGTAGTAATCCCCGGCTGTACCTGTTCCGTCTGCTAGGGAAGGCGAGTTGGCGTTGGCATCCCACTCACCCTTGGCAGTGTCTGCTCCGGTGGGCAGGTAGGTAGCATCAATCTTGTTGGTGCCACTGTTCAACGGGGCCAACTTGTATGTGGTTGGGGCAGCAACATAGGCAGCAGCCCAGTCCGCATACATGTCGTCGCGGGACATTTTTTGGGTGCCATTTGTTGAACCATCAAAGACTCCGTATGTATCCGAGGCCAAGTCGGTCGTAGTCTTGCTTATGTCTTTTATTCGGGTCGTTGCCATATGCTTTATTCGGGGTCAGGTGCGGAGGTTGTTTCTCCGTCTATTATATAGTCTATAATTGTGTCTCCGGTATCCGTAGCGAAGTCCAGAGACGTTCCGGTCTGGATGGTTTGTATCTCGACATTAGTCAGCAGGAATTGGTCAGTATCAGTGCCGAAGAAAGCCCCAGTGTCAGTCACTAGGAATTCCCCTTCCGCATCTGCCACGCTAACACCAGCAGCACTGGTGAGAATGGAGATCGATGCTACCGCTGTCCCGAATCCAACTATCATGAGTCGTATACTGTGATCTCGCCAGAGGACACGGTGATGGATGTGGCATTACCACACCTCCACCATGATCCGCCCTTGATGGTCACATTGGTTAAGGAACCAGAGATGTCGGTGGACGTGACGCTGGACAGTGTTGTGTCCGCATGGGCATAAATCCATGAATACGTCCCGCCTGAAACAGTTCCTGCTCCTGATTGGTATGTTCCTGTCGCACTGCCCAGACCGCCGTCTGTACCTACACGGGCTGTGCGATAATTTCCGCTGGCGTCTTTGCCAGTCATTAAAGATGCTCCTGCCATAATTAATATCCTGCCACCTGTATCCGGGTTGTTTGTCCCTGCTGTGTGTGAAGCTTTAAGAGCTCGTGATCCAAAACGTCTCGCGCATCGGCCTCTGCTACTCTGGCTCGGTCGAGCTCACCGTTGTGCCTGAGATAATCCGAGTAAGATCCGCGAACTAAGTAGTCGAAAAAGATGGTCGGGATCGAAATGAGATCCCAGTAGCTCGGCTGATCTGTTGGGCTGTTGCTGCCAGCAGCCACTGGCTGGTTGGCGGTATAAAATTGTCCCTGAGTGTTGTCGTAAACCTGATCGCCAACTTCATATGAGCTGGAACTGCTATACAGGTTCCCGGTCAGCGATGGTGGTGATTTACGAAACCAGATCCACACTGTAGCGTTTGACTCTGCGATCTGGATTCCGTTCTCACTGAGGTACCATGTCAGGTCGTCCTGATTCTGGTTCGATTTCGGTGACTTATTCCAGACAGCGAAAACTTCCCCTATTTCCGTCTGCCCTGATTGTTTGAGGTCAATGTAGTTTCCCTCATCGCCGCCTGTCTGGGTGACCGTTCGGGACTCTGTTACTGTGACCTCTGGCCACTTGGCCGCCTGCCACGCAAACTTGATCCGCCTGCTTGCGAAGTCTCTGAACAGGTTCCACTCCAGCGTTGGCAGAGTGGCCCTGTCTATCCCCGCCAGATTCAATATCTGACCGAGGACTTGATTATAATTGAGCGGATCACGAGCCATATCCAACTTGCACTTTTCCAGTTCCCCCGCTCTTGACTTTTAAGTCAGGGTTTTTGTCAGCAATGTATTTTCGGAAGCTGGGATCTTTCCAGATCTCCTTCCCTTCCTTCCTCACCCACTCCTGATAGACCTTATTGTCTACCTCCATGGTGGCTCGACCAATTCCGTCAACGCTCCTGCGAGACTGGTTGTCTCGGGCGAGTTCGCGCTGACGTTGTTCTGCTCTAGCCAATATCTCCTCGCGGGAGCTATTGTATTTGTTCGCTAGAGCCTCCTTCACTGCCTCGGTGTAGTCTGACATATATGTTTAAAGTTTTACCCGGGGTGGAGTGGGCCACAGAGTGACCCACTCGGTCCCGAGGTGCGAATTGCTGGGGTCGTCCAGCAAAGTGTTAGGTGATCGATTAAGGATTGAACTGAGCCAATCCGATTGGGTTCCGGACCTGAAGAGCTGCTCGAGCTTCGATCAAGAACCGCTCACCACCACCACGATCTTCAAACTTCTCGACGGCTGGGTTTTTGTTGATCCGCAAGTCGATTTTGTCCATGTCCAACAGGTAGCCGCGACCAGCGTCCTGAGCGGTCCCTGCAGCATTGTAGCCGATGAAGTTGTCAGCGATGACCTCTACAGTTCCGAAGTCTCCCTCGAAGATAGTGGTGCTGTTGCTGACCTTCTTCGCGTCACCAGAAAAATCGAAATTGCGGGAAGAATACCCAGCAGTTGCGATGGTTCGCGTGAAATCGGTGAATGCTCGTCGCAGGGTAGCGTCACAGAGCAGCTTGTAGTCACCCATCATCCCAGTGGATGACCAGATGGTCTGCAGCAGGGACTGGATACTGGTCTCGGTCAGAGACGAAGTGGCTGTGGTGATATACTGACCAGCCGCAGGGCGATAGGCAGCAGGAACCTGATGAGACGTTTGAGCTCCGATGTTGGCGGTGTCACGAATCCACACGCCAAGGCCTCGCAGCAGGTATGGGTCACTGCCATCATCTGCCTGATGCTCTTGATCGGACAGACATGTCGCTTCCATGTCGCGAAGAAGTTCAACGCCTTTCTTGGCGATTGCTTCGGCGATTTCGTCGGACACACCTGCCACGTCTGACACCTCTTGTGCGAGGCGGGAGACCTGTGCGGTGCGGCGGAATGTCTGCAGATAAGAGCTCAGCAGTGCTCGGTTCGCAGCATGGTTCTCGTAGCTCGAGATATCGGAGCCGTCAACAGTTCCGCCCAGAGATGGGGCATCATATATGTCAACTGGCCACTCGATGTATGTGTTCCGGGGAGTAGCCCCTTTATTGACCAAAGTCATGAAAGGAGTCGCCTTCTCATCGACTCGTGTTAGCAAATCGAGCAAATCTTCGCGCTTGCCGATCTGATTGATCTCAAATAATCCTGCCATATCAGTTTTTTCGTTAGTTTATCATCGCAGCTTTAATAAAATCCTTTAGCCCACTTCTTGATCCGGTTTTGAAGACATCCGATTTGGCCTTTTCGATTCGTCTCGCAGAATCCGATAATTCGGTCTTCTGAGACGATGGGGCTCCGGGCTGACGTGTGGGTTCGGGGGTTCTCGGTTTGGCCGCTGGCTTTTTCTGAGCCTGCTCTTGTTCGATGTAAAAACCGACTAGAGCTCTGGCCAAATAGAGATCGACATCTGGGAGGTTTCTGATCCCGGGATTCGATTCTTTAACCTGTTCCACCCACGCTCGAGCTGGACTTTCTTCATCTCTAAGCCAAGGGTATTTGGATGCTGCAAACTCGAAGCTGCGTGCGTTCTGCAGAATCTGTTTTCTCCGTTTCGGAATGTCAGACTCTCGCGAGAACTCAGCATTAAGGGCTAGATCCTCCAGCCAAGCCTCAGGATCTTCGGGGATGGAATCGATTCGTTTCTCGATCTCCCTTTCGACCTGATCAGGATCTCTCCTGTATCTGGCTAGTGCTCGTTTGGCCCACCTCTCAGCCGAGAGGGCTTCGTCCTCCAGTCGGTCAAGATCATCTTCAGTTCTGGCCTGCATGACCAGATCGGAGATGTTCGACTCACTGTCAGTTTGCTGCAGTTTCTTCGATTCCAGTTGTAGCGTTTTCTGACTCTCTTCGAGTGCCAGTAGCCGCTCCTCCAGCTCCTTCTTTTGAGCTGTCAAACGGTTTATACGCTTCTGATACCCATTGTGCTCAGAGTCCGTCTCCTCCTGAATTTCCTCAACTTCTGGCTGCGCTTCGGGCTGAGGGTCGTCAGGAGCTTGTGGCTCCTCTGTCTCAGGCAGCGTCTCGGTCTGGGGGCTCAAACTGTCTTTGAGCGCATTACGGAGCGCGTCCATGCCGCCAACTACAATTTCTCCCTCCGAGGGCTGGCTGGCCTCGGCTGTTTCGGTTTTTTCTGACATGCGGTTTTACGGCTGCAGGTGGCCGGACAGAGCGTTTTTCGTTCGCTCAGACAACGGTTTTTGTTGGCCTCGGGAGCCTGCTGAAAGTTAGACTCACCTAACATTGTTTGTCAAGTCTGCCTAGTGAGCGAAAATAATTGAAAATAATTGTTGAAATGATACGCATGAGAGCGTATATGTTTTGGTGTCAGGCGGGAAGCCGCCCCACAACCTAGAAAGAAAAACGAAATGAAACACTTAGTCCCAGAACAACTACCACAGGGAATTGAAACAATAGAAAACAAAAAATACATCGTCTACTCTAATGGAGACGAGCAAGTCTCACTTTTTTGCCGAGCGACCAAAAGCGGGGCTATCAAGGTGAGATCTGCTGAGTCGTGGGACATGGACTACGAAACAGGAGATTGTGACACTACCCCTTTGACAAGTGCGGAAGGTGTGCAGAGGTTTGGTTACAACCGAGTTTTAAACCCTTTGAGCGGGAAAGTTGTCGACCTGAGCTAAAGCCGGACGGGGCGGGAAACCGCCCCACAACTTAGAAAGAAACGAAAAACAACGAAATGGAACACCGCGAAATCACACCACAGGAAGCCGCTGAAATAATCCGCAATGAATGGAGCCGATTTGATCGTGCTCGATGGACGGTCCGACAGGAAGACGGCTGGGACTACGGATGGACAGTCGATAAGTATTATCACTTCGACTGGACGGATAACCCCAATCGGTCGGGTGTTTGCCGCACCGAGCATGTCGCGGATTGGGAAGAACCGGAATTCACAGAATCCCAGTTAATTGAGCGGGTGATAAACTGCCTCCCGCCAGCTGGGCTTGTTACCGTAATCCTTGAGCAGGCCACTAAATGAAAACCACCGGGGCGGGATACCGCCCCTCAACTTGAAAAGAAACGAAATCAAAATCATCACAGAAATCGAGTCAACGAAACTACCTTTGCCGAAAGGAAAAATCACCGTCAAGCGGGTTCATTCCCGCAACGTGTTCCAAGTCTATGTTGGCGGCAAATACCTCGATGGGTGCTCAGGAGACACCCGAGAGGAAGCAATGGATCAAATCAAACTCCATTACAGCAGTGAGGGCTAAGGAAAAGGTTTGTGTCATCGTATAAAGTGAGATTCGGTCAGGGTTACACTTTGGGGCACCCCAAACCGGGAGAGCAACCAATACAGTTTCATCAGTTATTACATTCAGAAATCAAACTAAATTAGAAAGAAACATATATGATTAATTCCGAGGTCATTACAATCAATCCAGAACTAGCAAAGCTTTGGCTGATGCACAACACTGGGAACCGAAAACTCAGCAAGGATCGAATCAACAAATATGTCCGAGACATCAATGCTGGTCTCTGGAGGTTGAACGGTGAGAGCATTAAAATATCAGACAGAGGCATTATTCTCGACGGACAACATCGATTGTCAGCTATTGTTCGGAGCGGAAAATCAATCGAGACTATTGTTATTTCAGGCATCCCTCATGAGCGTGGTGTATTTGAGACGATAGACGCCGGGCTCCCAAGAAGTGCATCAGATGCGATGAGGGTCGAGGGCATGAAGTACGCTACCATGATTCCATCCATCGTTCGAGCGATCGCCAACTATGATTCTGGCACATCATGGGATCGATCAATGAGTCATGTTGAGGTCAAATCGATAATCGACGGCGATTATGAAAACTTTGAGCGATCTGCAAAAGCGGCTGACGCGATGAAGCATGTCGTCGTCCCAAGTGTGTGGGGAGCGTTCTACTATATGGCCGCGAGAAGATGGCCAGAATCGATGGTCAACTTTCACGAACAATCAAGCCACATGATCAACATCAGCTCTGGATCTCCAGTTATCGCACTAAACAGGTCACTATCCCTGATGCCAAAGAAGTCCAAAGCCGATAAAAATAAAATAATCGAGAAGTGCATTATCGCTTTTAATGCATACCTTCAAGGTCGCCAATTGGCGAAGATTAATCTAGGGTCAAAACGTGCACAGATTTTGAAATGAACAATGACACACCAAAAGTCAGCGAAGCAGAAGAAGGTTTTTCTGGCAATATAAACCACGAGCAATGGCACCGCGCCTTCCGATTATTTTGGAAGAAGCGAGGAATCACTGAGCATACATTTAACGGAAAGGCTAATAATGAACGAGACACTAAAGACACTTCTGAAAACCTTTGAAGACTTGCTTTCGCTACCAGAGCAGGTTTCAAAGCTAAGGCAATCACACACGGCGAGCTTGCAGACTTTGCAAGCGCAGGTGAATCAATTGCAGACCCCGAGAACAGCACCTACGGGTCTGATGCGCCACCACTACGAGCTGGATGCGAGTGACCCCGATACAAACTGGGATCGAATTATTCGAGAAGGTCAAGCGATCCAGAGGAAGGCGTATATCAGGGGGGAGGCATACTGGCAGGATAAACAGGGAGACAGCCCTAGTGGCAGGGGGTGGTATGGGTCCGTGTCGATGCCTGTGATTACGATTGTGGTGACGGCACCTGAGTATAACTTCCGCTCGACGAAGCGACTACCGGGTCGATTCCGTCTATGGTCACCTACCCGGTGGGGCAGCACCCTGCGGTTCCACTGTGACCAAGGCCCGACCCTCCATGACAACTGGACAAACTCGGTTGGCACCCCATACGGGTTCAAGACGGATGCACCGATTGGTCTGTATGTGGAGCCCACCACGTATGTGGACGATCAGTTCGTGGTCCGGCCTTTTGAGCAGTCCATTGAGAACTGCCTGATCGTGGCCCATAACGGGACGTTGCCGATATATCTGGCCGACAACCAAGACAGGTTTTGGATCAGGGACTGCAACATCCAGCAGCATCAGGGGGCGCAGGTAGGTATCAAGCACGGACCTCCCATTGAGACGAGCATCATCCGACAGGCACCCATGGCCAATGTGTATCTGGCAGATCCGAAGTTTCTGGATCTCCAGATGGAGGGACCGCATAACGCCAACCGTCCACAAGCAGCGATCTTCGCGGCTGGAAACAACATCCACATGCGTGGCTTGAACCTATATGGCTGGTTGCAGGGACCGTATCTGCACGGCGGTAAAAACCGCTATGTGCAGGTGCAGGTCCACAAGTCAAATACGCATAACGGAAGACAGCCACTGCCTTTGAACGAAGTGTGCGGAGTGACACTGAACAAATACCTCCCCAGCGAGGTAGCTGAGTGCGTGGGTGCTGATGTAGCCAAATACCTCCCGATAGCCGTAACCGCCAACGCGACTCTGGGAACACATCAAGAAGGAGAGGGTTTGTATGGAGGTTAATCAACTGCCAACAAAACCGGGACCGTATTACTGGCGCGAGTCAGACGGGCATGAGTGGGATAGAGTTTTTGATGTGAAATTGTCCGACTCAATGGGGCTTTGTGTCGATGCGGGGTTTTATTACGAGTCGGTGGGACAGCGAGGTGGCCAATGGTTCCCAATCCCAACCGCCGAGGAGCTGGTGGAGTTGCAGCAATCAAAAGGACGACTAACTTAATGGTCAGCAGAAACCGCGCAGAGGCTAGGAGAACCCGGCTCAGCGGCTCCGGTGAGAAACCGGACTGGCCACCAATTTATAATGAAAAAACCACGATTCCGGGACGATGACGGGGAATGGGTTTATGAAGGTGACACCATCACTTTCAGCTTCGGGATTCCGCCGCTCAGGGTCACAGCCCAAATCACGAACAGATATGGAACACTGTGGGTTTTGCCTAACAATCGACGTATTGCAGAGTGTTGTTTACGCTCACTCAGGCTCTACGTTGGAGCTTGGTGGAAGGAGAACGCATGAGCGGCAACAAACCATTCCAGCGACCACACCACCCAAAACGGGGCAGGCGTTATATCGACGCGGTGGACCGTTATCTTAACAAGCTGTTCGGAGAACCTCTCGGTCATTGGGTGCCTTTAGGCAGAATCACGCCCTATGCCGAGGATATGGTTCAACGGGCCAACTCTAATCACATGACTATTTGTTTGCTTGACATACTATGAAAACCAAACACTGCTGCGGATGTAGCAGATCAATTATGCGACAGCATAAGAAATATGAACAATGAAATGCGAGAATTACACTTATTTGCAGGAGCAGGTGGAGGAATACTCGGAGGAATGCTCCTCGGGCACACCACAGTTGCAGCAGTCGAAATTGAAACATACTGCCAAGACGTGTTGCGAGCACGGCAGCGAGACGGAATTTTGCCAGAGTTCCCAATCTTTGGAGACATCAGGGAATTCGATGGGCGACCATGGCGAGGCGCAGTTGACGTTCTTTGTGGCGGATTCCCATGCCAAGACATCTCTGCGGCGGGTAAAGGGGCAGGAATTACCGGAGAGCGTTCGGGCTTGTGGAAAGAGTATGCGCGACTCATTGGAGAAATTCGGCCTCAATTTGTCTTTGCCGAAAACTCACCATTGCTTCGCACTCGGGGCCTTGGAGTTGTCCTCCAAGACTTGGCCGAAATGGGGTATGCTGCAAGATGGGGAGTGCTCGGAGCTTGGCACGTTGGTGCGCCACACAAACGCGACAGAATGTGGGTCTTGGCCCACACCTCGAGCAAAGGAAAGCGGAGATTACCAATACGACCGAGGCGACAACTCAAAGAAGCGTCCAACCTTAACGGGTGCGGTCAAGGCTTGGCCCACACCGTGCACCCGAGATTACAAGGGTGTTCGAGGGATGGCGGCACAACAGCGGAAGGGGAACCCGTTGGACACCCTGCCCAATGCGGTAGCCTATGGTGGCACACAGACCCCGCAGAAGTGGATGACACCAACTCGATCGGAGTGGAAGGGTCGAGGGCCGAACAGCAAACAGCAGGGGTTAACGAATCAAGTTCCATGCACGGGAGCACAATTGAACCCTTCGTGGGTAGAGTGGATCATGGGGTGGCCCATCGGGTGGACCGACTTAAGGCCATTGGAAACGGACAAGTTCCGCAGTGTGCAGCAATGGCATTCAGAATTCTATCAGAAGGATTGATTTGAACAACAACAGCTATGCGATAGCATGAAACAACAAAAACTATTCGATAACATGAAAGACGACAAAACAACACCAAAATCACTACTCGAGATCGGGGACACCTACGTCCAAGCGACATGGCACCACCCTGATGCAAACACTGAGATCATCGCCATCTTCAGATACAAAGGAGATGGACAATGGGTCATGGATCAACCACTGCGGGGCCCATGGACCGTGTCCAAAGATGGCGAGGTTTACAACGACTACCGCATAGCCCCCGATGCCTTCAATAGCGTGTCGGTTCACGCCATGTCTCTATTCGCTCGTTTGCAGGAAGAAGGGGTGCAGGGAGCAAAGAATGCGTGGTCAGAAGCAGGCGGAACAGTCTACGACCTATGAAGCACACTATTACATTCAAACTCCCTGAAGAGCTGGAGGAACTGGAGATCCACATGAAAGCTGTGGACAATGCCAACACTCTTCACGAATTAGACGAGACCATGCGTGGCTGGCTGAAACACGGTTTCCCTAAATGCTGCACACTAGAAGCAATCGCTCAGTATGTCAGGGACATGATCAACGAATGAAAACCTTGATCTCAATTATGGCTGTGATGATCGCCTCGGTTGCTTCTGCGAGCGACATCGTCTCAATGACGATCCTTGCAGAGGCCCGTGGCGAGGGGCCAGACGGAATGGCAGCAGTGGCTGCCTGCATACAGCAACGATCCCTGAACAGATCCCTGACACCGGAGGAGGTCTGCCTCGAGAAGAAGCAGTTCTCCTGCTGGAACGGCAAGCGTCCAGCGGATCTCGAGCACCTGCTCAAGCTACCTCAAGCGAAAACCGCCAATTGGCTATCCAAAAACCTGCACAAACTCAACCGAGCCAAAATCGGCTACGCTGATCACTATCACGCCGACTACGTTAAGCCGTATTGGGCTAAAGGCAGGACATCGACAATAAAAATAGGCAAACACATTTTCTACAAATTAAAATGAAAACCATCGAAGCACACTGGGACCCTGAAGAGATGATGTCGCCTGACGCAGATCCGCAGGAGGAATATGACACTTACAGGGATTTCGTTAAAAGACACCCTACATTTACAGGCTTAACTGGCGAGGAATTCACTCTCGAAGACTTCAAGCGATACATAAATGGAATCGAACCACTTTGATCTTAAAGCAGTGTTCTGCGCTGTAGATGAAGATCGGGACACCGTTATCCTGACCATCAATGGCGAGGAAGTTTCGACTAGGGAGGCTGTTGTCACTTTATGCGACAATTACGGCATGACGACACGGGATCTGGCTACACTCATGGCCGTTCCAGTCAGAACAGTCGAGGGATGGAGAACAGGAAGACCCAGCTCCATCCTGAACCGAATGAGGCTGGGTCGAGCTGCTGAGAAACTGTCAGAGGCTAATCCTCCTCATGGCTTCCCTTGAGAGCATCGGCATACAGGTTCTGCAGAGCAAAATACAGATCCTGTATTGCCGAAAGCCTGCCTGCAAAATAGTGGCGATCCTCTGAAGACAGGCCGTGCCCAGACACATTGCTGGACTCGGCTTTGATCAATTCGTTCAACACCACATCCAACGCCTTTCTCACCGGGTGTTCTTCCTGTAGCGAGAACGCTTCCAGAAGCCACGGTTCGTGTCCTGTGAACCTGTATTCGTTATGCATTTGGGTTAACTCCTATTTTTCCGATCTGCGCGTTCTGTTGTTGAGTCAAACTCATCTGCAGGTTCTGCGCGAATGACTGAACCAACTGCGAGAACTGCTCGTCGGATTCCATTTGCTGCTGGTATTTAGGGTTGTTCTGTATGATCTGCTGCAGAAACTGCATCTTGATCCCAGCAGACGGATCGTTCTCAACGTATCGTGGCTGGTTGCCAAGGGCCATCAGCGCAACCTGATTGTTCATGTCGTCGTACATTTTCTGACTGGCCTCTGCCTGCTCGATAACGAGTTCATCGGCCAGTGTGGGATCGATCACCTGCAATTTCTTTCTGATCAGCTTTGTTCTGTCCACGATCCCCATGGTGTCTTCTGGCAGCACAAACTGAGAGATTGCCTGAAGTTTTTTCTCCACGAATTCGTTATCAAGTTCTCGCACGTCAAAATGCAGTGTGAAGTTGAATTTGCGTGGGTCTCTGGGAAGGGCCATGTTGGTCCCCGTCACTGTGGCAAACCGCTCGTCGGTGTCGAAGACCTGAGTCAGATCCCAGACTCGACCAATGACAGATGTCATGTGCCTGAGCCACCTGTGGACATATGCCTGCTGCCTGAGCTGAGTCTCTACTGCTGGAACAGCAGCGTTCGGCCTTCCGAAGTATCTGTCAGTCCGCTGCTGGATGTGATCCATCAGCGCGAACGCTAAGTCAGCCCCTCTTCGGGGAGACTCCATCCACGTGATGTCACCCGGACGCTGTTCAGAGACCTGAACACCCGGGCCAACCTTGATTCTCTGTCCGTATCGAAGCGGGACCTTTAATGGTGGCAGTGTCTCAAAACTTGACCTGTCAAAGACCATGTCTGCTTGAGCCTTGTATTCGGCCTGCCACGTTTTGACGATTTCTGCGACACCACGTGACTCGATAGGGCTGCGTCTCGTTTTTTCCCGTGTGAATGACTCGAATGGATAGGTATCTCCTGCCTCTGTGACCAGCTTATGCTCAGCGTAGACCTCGTTTCCTTTCGCATCCTTCTCCATGTATGGCGAAAATACGGTCATATAAATGCCCGGGGTCCCCGTGTCTGTCACTCTGCGACTGTAAGCATGGATGACCTCGATCAGGTTTGCCTTCTCGTCCATTCGCTCAGTAGAGCCCAGCACAGGGCTCAGGCCCTGATCCCACACTTGTGAGCTCCTGCCTGCTGTCCGCTTAACCTCGTCCACCCATTCCCTGCTCCACTCACCACTGGCCGCCTTTTCTTCGAGCTCAGCCACTGTGTAGTATTCCCTGCGGAAGATTGCTCGAGCTCTCTGGAGATCATTTGTCTCAGGCGGGAATAGGATTTCGTGGTATGGTCGAAGAGCAACAATCCGAGGCTGGTTACGAGCCATCTCTGGGAGCTCGAACGTGGTCTCTCCGTCACGCACGATGTCGCGGATGTGTTTGAGTGCTTTCGATCTGGTCAGCCCGTCATTGCTGGCAACAAGCAGGTCAGCCAGATACTCCTCTTGATCTTGCAGCACAGCGGTCAGAGCATCGACTTGTTGGGGGGCTTCTACTCCGAGGAAACCGGAGAGGGTTTGGAGGTTTATTGTGCGCGGGGTCTGGGCATAACTACGATCCCAGATAACATGAAGTACGCTCCAACCATACTGTGCGGCATATTCTGCGTGCAGCTCCAGCTCCTCTTCCCAGCCGGGCTGCATTAAAGTGCTCAGCATCCAGCGAAGGTAGAGCCCCACTGCGGATGCCTGTTTGTGATCAGCGGCCTCAACTCCAGCCACGTTAAGTGCGGCTCTGCTGATGGCCGATGTGGAGAGGTTAACAATGAAGCTGCAGACCTCGTCTGCCAGCCTGATCCGGGTGTCACTGGCCCCTTCCCACGGGAATGGCTGCCTGCCCAGATCCTTTGCGTGCTTTTTGCCGTCTCGGCTCTGTCCTGTCCATGTGGCGAATCTGGTCTCATCAGATTCGCGGACACGGTAGGTGATCCGCTCGTCTGAGTACGCTCTGCGGTATTCCGAGCAGAGCTGGTTTATGTTGGGCTCAGTACTAAGCTGCAGCCGATCATCGATAGTGTTCATTTCAATAACTCAAAGTCTCAGTGCTATAATCCATTTTCCTCGGGACGTATATCGGGTCCATTAGGATCAAATACCTCAGGGCGTCTACCGGGTCCTTGCTGGCCCCCTTCTCGCCATCTGAATTTGTCCACGTCCTCAGACTGTATATCAGGTTCTGGCACTCCCGCGACACATAAAGCTTCGGCTCATTCAGGATGCTGATCTCCCTGCTCATGTCATATGCGAACAGGTTATTCACCAGAGCACAGCTCTCATCAATATGAGCCATGGCAGATGGAACAAACAATAACCCATTCTTTGTCACCTCTCCACCAGCTCCCCTGTCAGGGTTGGCCAGCAGGTCAATGAGACTCTGGTTATGCTCCCTCTGTCCAATAACTGCTGTGCGACCTGCTCGCGGGTCAATATACCTCTCGTGTATGCCCCCATCGTTGACCTCAAGCTCTCGGATCAGCTTTTTGTATTGGTCAATGTTCCTCCCACAGTCCGCAGTCTGTGCTGGCCCCTTCTTCCCATCAAGTTTCTCACTCGGGACAGCCCACTCCCCGTAGTTTGCCATGTCGGGCCACTCCCTATAAATAAACACCCGACCGAGATCGTCAACCTTAGCCCACAGCATATACCAGTTTCGATCCCCCGGGGTAGGGTCCACTACCATATAATTGGTCCCATCTTTTGGGATCTGGGAAGGTTCAATAATGTTTCGATCTGTAAACCTCGGAAACTTCCCGACCACAGGGTTGCTGACGTAACCATAGGCCCTGATCTCTCTCTCCTCTCTCGTCCTGCCCTGCAGCGTCTGCTGCATACGATCAAACGGTGAATACGGGTTCCACTCAGAGAAAAACCAAAATATCTGCCCAGTTCCACTTCTGGTCCTCGCCTTATATGGCATGTGCCCTCGAGGAACCCCGGCTATCGGACTGTCATCGTCTCCAATCAGTTTAGCAGGCTTCGTCTCCTCAATAATAGCCCCCTCCATCGCATCCTTGACGGTGCTCGTATACCCGTCGATCGGGGTGAAGGTGACAACCATTTTCCCCTTCCTGCTGATCAGCCTGTATTTGAGGGTCTGTATCCACGCCATAGGAACCAGCTCATCACACCAGATCAAGTCAAGCTCCGTCCCCTCCATCGAGCTGAGTTCCTGACTGTAATTCTTGAACCAACACTGACTACCGTTGGGTGCCACAAAAGTCTTATTAGAGAAACCATTCTTCTGGCTGAAACCAATGTTAACCACTGCCCTCTGGCCAGTTCGCTGCTCCTTCCATGGAAGTGGCAAATAGTCGTAGACATACGGCTGCTGGACCTGCACCGAGCTGTCATGTGTGCTATGGCAGCACCACACAGCACTCCGGTGTTTATTAGCCAGTGTGCGGACAACCCTCGAAGCCATATAGCGCGATTTGCCTCCCCTGTTGCCACCAAATATGTAGACGATGTCTATGTCAGGGTCCTCCAGCGCATCATCAGCATCCTTCCAGTGCCTAAACAGACCTTTAGTATTATGCCAGTCAGAGCCGTAGTTAAAGGGATCGGCCTTCTCCCTACGGATCAGCTCATCCCTCTGCTTGACATACTGCTCCAGCACACCAGCAGAGTCCATAGCTTGAGCCTCCTCCCGAGTAGGGATCGGGAACACTGGGTGGGGAGTCCATTTCATATCAATACCTGTCAAGCCTCTGGGGCTTGCCTTTGCAATACAACTTCCCGCTGCCCTGCTCCACCCACACAGGGATTCTGAGCCCCCTCTGGAACGGAGCACTGTCAGTCACTCGGACAATCCCCAAAGAAGTCTCCAGAAGCCTCTGGTTCATAGGCCTGCCAGTGACAGTGGCCTCCATAGGCTCCCTGCCAGCCTTCCAACGTAGTTCAGCAGTGTCCAGACCCGTCCTGCGGATCGCTTTGCGCTTGCGTTTATTCTTCATTAAATATCCTTTTGCGGATAATTCTAACGGTAGGTGTTGCAGCCAAGAATGATAGGTCCTTTTGTCGCTTATTGTGTGAGGGGAGATCCGCAACGGAATCGATGATTATTCGAGAATCCTGACCCCCTCCCCCCCTGTTTGTCCTGTTTCTTCGCACAATCTCTCTTATGTTTATAGATAGGCTTGCCTAACTTTTCTCTTCTATCACCTCAGCATCAACAACTTTCGCTGGCCTGCAGCTTTCGATCAGTTCTCTCAAAGCTGAATCCGAGAGATTAACTGTCTCATGTCTAATAGTTGTACTAGGTTTCCCCATCATTGTCTCAACTTTGTCGATCAAGATCCCCACTGTCACGGGTAACTTATCAGGCTTCAGGTCTCCTGACTTTATAGCTTCCCCGAGCTTCTCTAATGCTGCATCCCTTGTCTTTATAAGGTCGCTAAGGAAAGCTTCTTGTGCTTTGGGATCTCTTTCTGCCTGCCTGACGATCTCTGCTGCCAATTGGGGGCTTACACCGAAGACTTCTGTCAGGGTTTCTGGTCCGAAACCCTTCTTGGCTGCTTTGACTACTGATTCATACCGTTCAGGGTCTGTCTTCTTCAGACCTGTCCCTGTATAGCGTTTGATTCCTGAAGCCTCCAGATCAGGATTCCATTTAGTTTTAACACCCATGATAGGTGAAGTTGGATCAAGTTCTGTGTCTACACTTCTGCCAACCTCCCAGCCGAGCGTACACATTTTCAGGCTCTAAGTCAATACATTTGAAATTCTTTGATTGGTATGTATGAGCAAATGGAGATGTCTTGAGGATCTTCTCTGTCGGATCTGCCACCTACCATCCACTCTGTGTGAGGGATGGTCATGTCTATGCAACCCAGAACGTCTGTCCACTGGACCCACAGCCTACAGTCTATGTCTGGGTGTATGGCAGCGTATGAGGCGGCATTCCTGAGCTTGTGGACGTCTATGAGGTAGGTTTTGTAAAGGGTTGACGGAATGGTCCTGCACTTGATCTCAACGAGGCCTGTGATCAGCCCCTGTTTAGTGACTGCGTAGTCGAAGGAGTCACGTGGAGGCAGCTTGATTAGGGCTGCTCCTGTGATCTCCTCGATCCTCATCTTGACGAGTGTCTCTCGATCCCTGTCAGCCTGTGACTCGTAGGTTTGTCGCATATTTCAGCATATTGGCGATGTTTGTTTTGAGTTGTTGTTGGGTAGAGTCGTTGGCGATAGTATAGTCTGGTTTGATGCTATCGATCGCTGTCTCCGACACGTGTTGGTCGGAGGAGTCATCGAACCCCGGGCGATGGATTTTGACTACGATGCCACCAAGGGAGCGAATCCATTCAGCCTCTATTGGGAACCTGACATCATCACATACCATGACAGTTGTGAATGGGGAGTATTGTCGCCACGTGTGGTCTGCTCGCTTGACCCAGTAGTCGCTTCCAAACAGCTGCTTCATTGACTCGCCATAGGTTTGAAGAACTGGCCTGATGATCTCCTTGTTGTTGTCGTCGATTGGGACACCCATGAGTCCCTGTATATCGATCTTGATAGGTGTGGCTAGTGAGATCCTGACCGAGTCACCCTGCATGAGGTCCAGTATGATGTCTGCGGCGGTGGATTTTCCACTGCGTTTCCTGCCTGATAAGCCAATGATTGTGTGTGTCATAGGGATGGAGCAACGTCTGTTTCGGTTGACTTGTCGATGGGCTCAAACCTACCGCACCATTTAGTCCACTCCAACTCTATTTTTCCGGTCTTCCCGTGGCGATTCTTTCGGACGATGAAGTCTACCCGGCTGTCGTTGGATTTATCTGGCTGGTGCAGGAAGCTGACGGTATCCGAGTCCTGTTCAATTGCTCCTGATTCCCGAAGGTCAGATAGAGCTGGTGCCCTCTCTGAGAGGTCTATGGCTCTGTTCATCTGGGAAAGTGTTATGAAGGGAACACCTGTCTCCATGGCGGCCATCTTCATAGTTCTTGAAATGTCGCTGATTTCGACAACTTTGTTCTGGTTCCGGTAAGAAGGGGGGACTATCTGCAGGTAGTCGACGATGAACAGCTTGACGTTCTTCTCTCTGGCCATCCTGCGTGCCATTGATCTGATTCTGTTTGCGTTGATCTGAACGTTGTCTTCGATGGTGACAGGAAGTTTGGCACAGTAGCCAGCTCCTGCTACGATCTTGTTGACATCACCTCGACCAGACTCCTTATACCATCCGATGTCCTCACGAGTGTAGTTGCTGAGAAGCCGAGCCCCGATCTGGTCGAACGGCATCTCGAAGGTAAAGTAGACAACGTGTTCCCCACGTGAGGCAGCCTCGAGCATGAGCTGGACAGCAAACGCCGACTTACCACAGCCCGGTCGAGCTGCGATAGTATTCATAGAACCCGGCTTAAATCCTCTCAGGATCGCGTCTAAGGGGGGTATCCCTGTTTTGCAGCCTGTGCTAGGCAGGCCGTTAGGAAACGCAGCCTGAAGGCCATCTATGAAGCCTAGCCAGCCTTCTCGCTGATCAGTTCTCCCAGAGCTGGCTTTTGTGACATCATAGAAGTCGTTCTCGAGATTCTGCATGAGCTCCTTCGCTGGCAGATCTTCTGAGAAGTTTTCGAGGGCGTTCCAATACCTCTGGAATACGTTCCTCTTAAGTCTGGTCTCCTCGAGGCGTGGGAAGTGGTAGGACAGCATAGTCGGAGAGTATCCATCAGAGCACAGTTTATTGACCAGCATCGCGGCG